TTCTCTGATGAGGACTTACAACTATATTATGAGCTTCCTGACAAAACCCACTAAGACACACTTCGTGTTGCCTGATGTCCAGGCTAAAGATGGGAATGACTTTACATTCCTAACCTGCATAGGTAAATACCTTGTAGACAAAAAGCCTGATGTAATTATATGTATAGGGGACTTCGCTGATATGGAGTCCCTTTCTTCTTATGATGTGGGTAAAAAGTCATTTGAAGGTCGTAGCTACCAAAAAGATATTTGGGCTGCTAGAGAGGCTATGGATGCTCTTCTACAACCTATATATGACTACAACAATCAAGCCAAAAGTTTTAAGCAAAAGCAATACAAACCTCGTATGGTGCTAACGCTTGGAAACCATGAAGACCGTATTAATCGTGCTATTAACGAGGATAGGAAGCTAGACGGCCTTATCTCCATTGATGACTTGCCTTACCAAGATTGGGAAGTTATACCATTCTTAGAAGTTATTGTCATTGACGGCATAGCTTACGCTCACTACTTTACATCGGGTGCTATGGGCAGACCTATTTGTTCTGCTGCCGCTATATTGACCAAAAAGCACATGAGTTGTTTTGCTGGGCATATGCAAGGACGGCAAGTAGCTTATGGCATGAGAGCTGATGGCACGGAAATGAGCGCAATCATATGTGGGAGCTGTTACGAGCATACTGAGGCTTATTTAGGCGCTCAAGGTAACAATCACTTTCGTGGGTGCTATATGTTATACGATGTAGAGGATGGCCGTTTTGACGAATTGCCACTAACACTTAAATACCTTAAGAGTAAGTATGCCTAGCCCTTCGGGGCATTTTTTGTAGGTAAAATATGAAACAGATTAAGCTATGTGAGTGTTGCGGTGAGCCTTACGAGATAGACGATGCTGACATAGACTTTCATGTCTGCCATGAGTGTAATGTATACGATGAAGATTTAATTGGAATTATTGATATTGAGGATGAGATATGATTGGTGAATTTATAGCAACATTGTTTTTAGCCCGTGATGTAGCACACAGAGAACATCTACGCACTAAAAGCTATTCTCAACACAAAGCATTAGGCCACTTCTATGAAGACATAGCAGGGTTGGCTGACAAACTAACAGAAGCTTATCAAGGCCGTCATGGGATTATTAAAGAAATACCTATACTGACCGAAGAAGAGAAGTATAAAGAGCCTATCTACTGCATAGCTGAGAAACTAGCCTATGTTGAGAAGAATCGTTACAAGTGCATACCTAAAGATGATTCTGCGTTACAGAATATCGTGGACGAGGTAATCGGTGAGTTCTTAAGCCTTATCTACAAGTTGGAAAACCTTAAATGAAGTTGAGCGAGCATTTTACGCTTGAGGAGCTAACCTTCTCACAAACAGCAGTTCGCAGTAACATCAACAACAACCCATCTCAAGCAGTTAAAAACAACCTTAAAACACTAGCTGACAACCTTGAGAAAATACGCACATTCTTAGGCCATCCATTACGCATTAGCTCTGCCTTTCGTTGCATGGAGCTTAATCGCAAGATAGGCGGTTCTGTAAACTCTGCTCACATGGACGGTCTAGCTGCTGATTTTACTTGCGCTGGGTTTGGCAAGCCTATTGATGTCGTTAAAGCATTACACAAGTCTGGCATTAAAGTAGACCAAGTAATTGAAGAAGGCGCTTGGGTTCATGTATCGTTTGACCCTAAAATGCGTCAGCAATTCTTAACGGCAACCTTTATAAATGGCAAACCATCTTACAAACCTTTTAAGGAGTAGTTATGAAAGCATTTTTATTAGCTCGTGGCAAAGAATCATCTACATGGAGGGGTCTAGTAGCCCTTTTAACAGCCGTAGGCTTGACTTTATCACCAGAGCAAGGTGAAGCTATTGTCGCACTCGGTTTAAGCGTTATAGGCGCTATTGGCGTGTTTACAGCAGACAAATGAAATACCTGTTAGCAATCATAGATAGGCTGCTTGCTCTATACCAAGAGTGGGCAGCTAAAAAGGAGCAGAAAGATGTGCAACAAGAGAGTGAGCAAATTGAGGCAGCTCCTGCTGATTGGTTTGAGCAGCACTTTGATAGCTTGCACGACTACCATGCCAAAGCCGTATCCCCTCAAACCGACCCTCAACATCCAAAAAGTTGATGGCGGTATGTGTTTAAGTAAAGAGGACACAGCAAAGCTTGGTAAATATATACTTGAATTGGAAAGACGCTAATTAGTGCTTTTCACTAGCTTGCATTAATAGTTCCACCAATGTGTAAAAAACCTAATTCTGTTACTATGTATCTTACAGTATACATTTCGTATGCTTTGTAAATTAGGAGATACATTATGGCTTGGACTAAACCAGTAGCACACGAAATGAGATTCGGATTTGAGGTTACTATGTATGTAATGAACAAGTAATATAAGATAGTTGCGACTTTTATTCAAAGTTATACAATAAAGTCGAAAAAAGTAATATATAGGCGGTTAAGCCGACATTAGAGGATGTAGTAAGTAGCGAGTTTTTCGGCTTTCTGCGTTACATGTAACAACTACCAAATCTACGCCTTACTTGTTTTATAAACAATAAACGCTCCGCAAATCATTCCCAATCCAAATGCTGTGCTGTAGCATAGGACATATTCAGCTATCGTTTGTAACATCGTATACCGTCCGTAAGATTAATTCACAATAGTGTATAGCTTTTTTTACATCGTCAGCACCGTTTTTAGCATGATGCCTGGATATATACTTAACCACATTCCCCTCAAGAAAAGTTAGGTTATTAGCCACTATAAACTCTACTGGCTGTATGGCCATACTAGCGTAGTGATTGCCACCCACCTGTTTCATTAGAGCGTCTACTTGCTCCATAGACTCTTCCCATGCTTGCTCTGACATACCATCACTCATAGTGTTCTCCTGTAGGGCCATTAGCACCCACTATGTCCATGCGTTTCTCGTCCTCTTCAGTCCACCAGGCTGGGTCTTTCTTTAAAGCCTCTGTTAGCACAGCAATAAAGCCTCGCTCAATTAACCATCGTTTAGCATCGTCATCCATGTCTATTTCACAGATAGCACTGCCATCATCGTTTTCTTTTATGTGTTTTACATTAATAATCATTTGTTTCTAGCCTCCCTAGCATCTCGTTCCGCTTCCCCTTGAAACCGTAGGTAGATATTCTCAATCAACTGGCCTAAGTTACTGTTTGTCGTATTAGGCACACTCAAGACTATTCTACGCACAGCTTCGCCAAAACTCTCTACATTCTTTTCGTCTAGCTTTTCCATTCAGGGTCTACCTCCGCTGTGTAGTAAGTCAACAAAACTTTACAAGCTTTGATGTTTGCCTTAAACATAGCTTTGTCATCTTTATGGTAAGACCTTTCTAAACTCATCTCGCTGTCCATTAATTCAGCTTTAAGCAAAGTTATAAACAAAGCTTCACGAATGTCTAGTAGCAAATTATCGTGGTCGGTAAAGTCTAATTGTATTTTCATAATGTTGTTTTAGCCCGTTTAACGAAGTTTTGTGGATGTAGACGATACTTTGTATCAAGTTCTATTTTTAATCGCTCTACGGCCTCTCTACGAGCCTCTACGACCCCTTCTGGAGGTGGTGAAAGTAGCCTTAAATCATTAATCATGCCTACTGATGGATAATACGGTAAGATATTTAACATATTGCCTCCTAGAAGGGCTTTCGCCCTTTTCTTAAAATGGAATGTCACTTTCGATGTCTTCAGGTTTGTTAGATTGAACTGGCTCACTAACATACGGCTCACTAAATGAGAAGCTAAAGAACTTGCCAGCTTTGCCTTCTTTTAACCAGGCTGACATACGCATTTCTTTCCCGTTAATCATGCAATTACCAGTGTAATCAGGGTGATTATCTTTTTCTTTGCGGTTGTTTTTAAAAAGACTGCCGCTGTTATCTCGTTGTTCGTATTGTGCCATGTTAGTTCCCTTTTTGATATTTCTTAAATGTTGACCGTGTCTTGCTATCTAATAAGCCCCACAAGACTAACTTTTGGTCATTGTCTAGTGAGTCCCATGTTACTTTAGCCTCTTGTGGATTGCCGTCAGCTACAAACGCTGTAAACGAATCAGCTAACTCATGCAGTATATCCATTTCCTCTTTGCTAAACTCTGGTTGCTTTAGCTCAAGTTCAGGCTTTTTTGCTGGTGTGCCTGTGTCCGTTCCTGTGACAGCGTCTAATACATCATGCTCCACAATTTCCATCGCTGAAACCCACAAGTATCTACGCTGGTATGTTTCAACAGCACCCACATTCTGCACTTCGTGGCAACCTTTTAACGCTGCGCTACCCATAGGGCTGGTGATAACTATCTGTGAGCCATCATCTATGTCGGTAATTGTTAGTGTCGCTAGGTCTGCTGTAAAGCTAACTGTGCCACACAAACCTAAGTTCCAAAAGATTGTGTTGATTGAAGGTAAAAAGTCACCAAGTTCAAAGTATTTATAGCCAGCAAACTTGTTATGACCAGACTTGTTAAGCTTGGTATTTTGTAGCTGGATTCTAGCATCCATAAGCTTTTTGTATACATTACTCATCTATTGCCTCCATGTTTGCCACTAAAATTAAGTTAAGCTCGTTATACAAGCCCAATGCTCGAATTAAAGGTAATACATCTACACCCAAAAACAAAGCTGATTTAGTTTCTGCTCTAGGCTCTGTTAAAGCTTCCAAATCACCAAAGTAAGCATAAGTTGGTTGCTCGTAATCGTATTCAACTTCTAAAGTAACACCGTCTTCCAATTGCAAATGCGTAATCATTTCCATGCCTCCAATATAACCCAAGAATGGCCTTTCTTAACGGCCTTTAGTTTGCCGTGTGAGCAAAGATACCTCACCCAGCGACCTGACTTGCCCATCTGCGCTGCTATTTCTTCTACCGTGTAAATTGACACTACTATCTCCTATTCCAAAGTTGGTATTATACTCCTGCATTTCTAACTCGTCCATTACTTCAGCCTGGTATTGTTGCTGGCTCATATACAAAGTCCTCCTCGTTAAGACCGTCTGCAAAACTCTCAAACAAATCTCCATAGTTATCTAAAATGTAATCCTCGTTATGGTAGCCCTCACCTAAGCACCAGTTCCAAAACGCAGCTTCATGCTTTTCTTCTGTAGCTTCCCAATCTATGTTTTTAGGAAATGTCATGTTAAGCCACCAATAGCAAATATAGAAAAATTGAAAGCAATACTACACCGACAAAACAAATGCCTTCTATCCATGGTGTTAGGTCTGTTTTAGGTTTGTAGTTTTTGTAATCAGTCATTTGTCCATCCTTTTGAAGTGTTATAAGCAGCTACAGCATTATCATTTGCACGAAGTTGCTCAGGTGTAAATTGGCTCATGTAATTAGCTAAATGGCGTTTTATAACTACATCGTAAACAGAACGAGTTACATCTTTAACAGATTGTGCATCTAAACCAATTAAAAGATTTTCTGCGTCATCTTGTTTTTCTAAAGACTTAACAACAATGTCATCGGGAATCATAACCTTTGATTGACCTTCTAATAATTCCCAGTACACATCAAATGTTTTGCCTCGTAGATGTGGGTTTGAGCTGTAAATAATTGCTGTATCTAAATTCATGTTAATCTCCGTTGCGTTGTTGATGTAGACATTATATTCCAGCCTTGGAAGCTGTCAAGCATTATTTACAATTATTTTGTAATTATTTAAAACATATATACCTTGACTTTTAATGCCATTTGTGGTAGCATGTCGGTAGTGGTATGAATAATGGCTTGGACAAGAAGTCGTGATTATTGATGCCTCTGGTATCAGGGTTGTTATTTAGGTGCTTGTCCCACCTAGGTAGCAGCCCTTTTTTTTGGAGAAAACTAATGAAATGGTTTAAGCATGATTCAGATGCAAGCAATGATGCCAAGCTTAAAAAATTAAGATTAAAGTATGGCGCACAAGGTTACGGCATATATTGGTATTGTCTAGAGCTAATTGCTAGGAATGTTGAAAAGCATAACTTAACCTTTGAGCTAGAACACGATGCAGAATTAATAGCTGATGATTTTAAATTAAGCAGCGATTTAGTGCAGCATATTATGACTTACATGGTTGAATTGGAATTATTTGAGGATATTGATGGTGTAATTAGCTGTTTGAAAATGGCAACTAGAGCAGACGAATACACACAACAAATCTTAAGAGATTCAATGAGATACAAGATGTCCCGAGAGTGTCCCGAGAGTGTCCCGAGAATATCCGAGGTAAGAGAAGAGAAGAGAAGAGAAGAGATTAGATATATTCCACCTATTCCTGAAGAATTATTTGAAGAATGGCAAGCTATTAGGGGTAAAAAGAAACCCGTTACTGAAAGAGCTTTTAAAGCTATTGTTCGTGAAGCTGAAAAAATAGACTGGACTCCAGAGCAAGCAATTATTAGATGTTGTGAGCGTGGATGGACTGGATTTGATGCGTCATGGGTAGAAAAAGAAAAACCAAAAAAAGATAGTTTGCAAGACATGATTGATAGGGCTTTATAATGATTAACAATCTATTAGGCCGTTTAAACAAGGTTAAGTCTACTGGTCGCAACTCTTACCTAGCGTGCTGCCCAGCTCACGATGACAAAAGCCCTAGCCTATCCATTAAAGAGGAAGCAGACGGCCACATACTATTGCATTGCTTTGCAGGGTGCAGTGCTATTGATGTTGTCGGGGCAATAGGTGTTGACATAGGTGATTTATTTCCAGAGCAAGTGCATCACAAAGCACCAGTTAAGAAGAAGTTTTACGCCACAGACATCTTGGAAGCTATCAAGTATGAGTCGCAAATCGTTCTCCTAGCTGCATTTGAGTTAAAGAAAAATAAACCGCTTGACGAAACTGACTTACAGCGTTTACAGTTAGCTTACGAAAGAATTAGAGAGGCGGTAGATTATGAGTAACCTAGAGAGAGGCGCTACGGCTTTAGACGAGGCCAGGCGCAAACGAGCAAGCATGATGTTGCCTAAGGTTGACTTTGAAGGCTTTATGAAAGCCAGGGAAGAAGACAAGGCTAATGTTAAGTCTGCAAGCCAGTATCAGTTAGAGGTTATAGACTACTTCTACAAAGACGAGCAGATGCAAGGTGTTAAGTTGCCTTGGGAAAAGACCTTTGACCAGTTTAGGTTGCGTTTAGGTGAGGTAAGTTTGTGGTCAGGTATTAACGGCCATGGTAAAAGCCAGCTAGTTGGCCAGGTAATCAACTCTATCGTGCAGCAGGATTTTAAGGTATGTGTGGCTTCGTTTGAGATGCACCCATATTCAACCTTACAGCGCATGACTAGACAGGCCACAGGGACAGAGAAACCGACAGAGAAGTTTATTGGTGAATACTTTACTTTTTTAGATAACAGGTTGTATATGTATGACCAGCAAGGTACTGTAAACGGTGAGCGTGTAATTGCTGTTTTATATTATGTGGCTGAAACGCTAGGTGTGCAGCATTTTGTGATTGACAGCTTAATGAAGTGCGGTGTAAGGTCTGATGACATGAACGCTCAAAAGGAGTTCTTGGATAAGCTTTGTGCAGCAGCTAGGGATTTAAATGTCCATGTGCATTTGATTGCTCACAGCCGTAAAGGCGAGGATGAGTTTAGCCCACCGAATAAAATGGATGTGGCTGGCTCAGCAGACATTACTAACCAGGTAGACAATGTGATGACTGTTTGGCGTAACAAGAAAAAAGAAAAGTTAATTCGTAGTGGCAAGGCGAAAGAAGAAGAGTTAAACGCACCTGATTGCTTGTTGATATGTGACAAGCAGCGTCATGGTGAATGGGAAGGCGAGATTGCATTGTGGTTTGATGCAGCGTCTATGCGATACAAGGGAAGCCAACACGAAAAAGTGTGGCAATTAAAATTTTAGGAGATTGATATGCCATGTAATCAAAACTGTAATCAAGGCCGTAACTGTAATTGTAGTAGAGCTGGTGATAGAGCCGTAGTGATTGTGGCAACATTGCTATTTATTGCTGTAGTTTCTATGGGATTTGGTGTGTGGAAGCTTTTTAATGGAAGCAACGCACAAGATTGTGCTGTAGAAGTGCAGTTTAGTAATGGTGTAAAGGCTACTTACCTTGGAACTAGCGTTTGATATATCACTTTTTTCACTTTAATTCGGTCTAATCAAGTCTGTATAAGGGTTTCAGAGGAATTGATGCGCATTGTCTGCGAATGTTTAAGTTTAATTTTATGCGTAAGTCTACACTTTTAGTTTAGTTTTGAACTATTTGTGTAAACCATAGGATACAAATATGAAATTGTGTAAATTATAGGATACAGATATGAAATTTAGTGAAACAGAGTTTTACAAGCATTTTGGCAACAATGCTGAAGAATGGAAAGTTGTTACCAATGAAGGTAAAGTTTATATAGGTAAAGGCTGGAAGCAAGAATACGAAGATTCAAATTACAAGGAGGCAACACTATATGTTGCAGAAAAGCCAACCGAAAGTCTGTCAATTGTGCGGTCAAAGTCAAAGACGGTCATTACCCCAAAATTCAAGGCTACATAAGTTGTTTCAATTAATGGCTGAAAGCTTAAAAGGTAAAGATGGGTTACACCATCCGCACCAGTGGTGGAAGGTAATGGCTAAGGATCAGTGGTTGGGTTACAATGAATTTACAGCACCTGATGGACGAACAATATATGCTTTAAAGTCTACTGCTGATTTAAGCGTAGAAGAACTTAACAATTTTATGAATGAAGTTGAACGATACTGCGCTGTGCGTGGTGTTTATTTACAGGATTGATATGAAAGTTTTAATAGCTTGTGAGTTTAGTGGCACAGTAAGAGAAGCGTTTGCAAAGCTTGGCCATGATGCTTGGTCTTGTGATATTGAGCCAACAGAATTGCCTGGACAACATTACCAAGGCGATGTAATGGATATATTGGCAGACGGATGGGATATGCTTATTGCTTTTCCACCATGCACCCATCTTGCCGTAAGTGGTGCTAGGCATTTTGAACAAAAGCGTAAAGATGGCAGACAGCAACAAGGTATAGACTTTTTTATGCAAATGGTAAATGCGCCTATTGAAAAGATTAGCGTTGAAAATCCAGTTGGCATAATGAGTTCTATACATAAAAAACCTAGTCAAATTATTCAGCCTTGGCACTTTGGTCACGAAGCACAAAAAACAACTTGCTTATGGCTTAAAAATTTACCATTACTTCAACACACAAATGTTGTTGGCAAAGGTGACTTTTACATAACTCCAACTGGTAAAAAAATGGCATCTTGGATGTGTGATCCAGTAGGTGCTGATGGTAAAAAATTAGCTTACGGATCGGCAGAGATTAAAAAAGTAAGAAACAAAACATTTCAAGGTATTGCTGACGCTATGGCAAATCAATGGGGAAACATATAATGGCAAACCCAAACAATTTAGAAAAAGCTCACAAACTAAAAAAAGAAAGCAGAGATTTAAACTTGGCGGTAGTGTATTTACATTTAAAAGATGAGCCATCTGTTGCAGTAAATCTTGCTATAAAAATGAATTTAACGCCAGCCATTATTACGGAATACTGTAAACATCTTGAAGCTGAAGGCTATTTGTGGTCTGAATTCATAGTAGAAGGAAGAGCTAGGTCAAAGCTGTATCACACAACAGAAAAAGATAACTTCCCATGGCCTAAGCAATGTAAAGATTTAACAAACTTAAAAAGAGCATACTTTGACGCTAATTATCCTGGAATACACCAAGCATTACGGGATGCAATTTATGAAGGTCGTATTAGCCCCGATATTATTAGGTCACACAAAGAGTTGGACACAGACCACTGGGTAATACCTAAAAAAGACAACTCAAAATATAAAGCTAACTTTCAATCAAGCTTAAGTGGTGAATACAGTGCCTAATTATCGTAACAAAAAACTTTTGGAGTTATGCCGTGAAATACCTTGTCAATCATGTGGCGCTATGGACGGCACAGTATGTGCAGCACACTCTAACCAACTGCGTGATGGTAAGGGTACTGGGATCAAGGCCAGCGATGCTATGGTGGCTGCTATGTGTGCTAGATGCCATTTTAATCTGGACAATGGAATGTCTTTAAACAAACAAGACCGTAGAGATATGTGGGATTTGGCTCACAGGATGACTATGCAATACTTTATTGAGCATGATATGCTGGTGGTCAAATGATTAAACTTACACTACCATGGCCTCCAAGCACCAATCACTCACACCACTACGGAGGCAAGCGCAAGTTCTTAAGCAAACCTACACAGAAGTTTAGAGAGGCTGTGCAGGACATAGTTGTAGACGCTAAAGCTAAGATAGAGGGAAGGCTGGCTGTTTTCTACGCTTTCTATCCACCAGACCGTAGGCGCAGAGATATAGCCAACTACGAAAAGCAAGCCACAGATGCACTACAAGCTGCTGGTGTGTTTTTAGACGATGAGCAGATAGACTTTATATGGCTAGTGCGTAGGCCAATTGTCAAGGAAGGTATGTGTAAGGTTGTCATTGTTCCATACACTGAGGTGCATCAAATGCTAGAAAAATACGAGGATTACATTTAATGGAACTAGGTCGAGTAATATATTATTTAGATATGTGGAGAGCATATATGAAAACAGACAACAACAAGCTAGGTTACAAGTCTAAATCATCTGGCTTCCATACAGGCGGTGTACACTCGTTTGATGACATTGCTGACGAGGTAGACAACCATAGCGTAAGAGTTGTGGATAAGGTGATAGACGATTTGCCAGCCTTTCAGCGTAATGCTATTTATGTAATCTACCTAGGCCAAAAGACTATGATGGACATGAAAGTATTAGACCGTTATTACGACAATGCAATGGCCATGTTGCAGCAAAAACTGACAGAAAAAAACCTATATTAAATACTACTTGACAAACGAGCCATTTTGTGGTAATATACGCCTGCAGGTATAGTTGCGTCTATATGATTCATATACCAAGCATTTAACCTAATCTCCGTTGGGTTCGGACTCTCCTAAAGACAGAGTCCATTTTTTTGGGTGAAAGCTATGTGAGTAGCCCATCTATTCTATTGTGAGGCATTAGACCACTCTAATGAAGCAACATGGCACAACAAATACAATTTATAGAAGTCAGCAAACTAATACCGTACGCTAACAACGCTAGAACGCATGATGACAACCAGGTTACTCAAATTGCGTCTAGTATTCGTGAGTTTGGTTTTAACAATCCCATTTTAATTGATGACAATTACGGGATTATTGCTGGCCATGGTCGTTTAATGGCTGCTAAAAAGCTAGGGCTATTAGAAGCGCCTACTATAAAGCTGTCCCATTTAAGTGATGCCCAGCGTAAAGCATACATACTTGCGGATAACCGTATAGCTATGAATAGTGGCTGGGATAATGAATTGCTTGCGTTAGAGCTAAAAGAACTAGACGATGACATAGACTTGTCATTGCTAGGCTTTGACGCTGATGAGCTAAATGCGTTGCTTAACCCAGTAGAGCTAACAGATGGCTTAACAGATGAGGACGCTGTGCCTGAAGTGCCTGATGAGCCTGTAACTAAGTTAGGCGATATATACCAATTAGGCAACCATCGCTTAATGTGTGGTGATAGCACTAGCATAGATGCAGTAGAAAAGCTTATGGATGGTCAATTAGCAGACCAACTAGTCACAGACCCTCCGTATAACATAGCTTACGAAGGTGGCAGTAAAAAACGAGAACAAATTAAAAATGACGAAATGGCCGACACTGAGTTTAGGCAGTTTCTTAAAGATGTATATATAGCTGCTGATGCAGTAATGAAAGCTGGCGCTGTATTTTATATATGGCATGCTGATACTGAGGGTTACAATTTTAGGGGTGCTGCCAGGGATATGGGCTGGAAAGTCCGTCAAACTCTTATATGGAATAAAGACAATTCTGCTTTTGGCAGGTCTGATTACCATTGGAAGCATGAGCCTTGTTTGTATGGCTGGAAAGAGGGTGCAGCTCATCTATGGGCAACAGATAGAAAACAAACTACTGTAATTGCGTGTAAAAGACCATCAAAAAGTGACTTGCACCCTACTATGAAGCCAGTAGAGTTAATGGAATATCAAATACTAAACAATACTAAAGGCGCAGATATTGTATTAGACTTATTTGGTGGTTCTGGCTCTACAATGATAGCAGCAGAAAAAATAGGTCGTTATGCACGCCTAATGGAACTAGACCCTAAATATTGTGATGTTATAGTTAGACGCTGGGAAGAGTTTACAGGCAAGAAAGCGGTGCTACTATGATATTCAAACGCTGGACTATTAGATTCAAACACGACAAGTCACCAATAGACGCTGGTGCTTATGTGCATAAAGAGGAAGCTATAAAAGCTTTAGACGCTATGGCTAACAAAGATAAGCTAGAAGTGGCCCTAATAGCTATTATGAGCGTAGAGCTTGCAGAGCATTTAGCTGGCAATCTTTCGGAGTTATAAAGATGGCTCAAGGAAAAGAACATAAACCTACAGAGGAAAGCAAGAAGGTTGCTCGTACCTTATCTGCTGTGGGTATTACATACGAGGACATAGCCAATAAGCTTGATATAAGCTCTGATACGCTTGTTAAGTATTATAAGAAAGAGTTAGATGCTGGTCGTGTAGATGCTAACGCCTCTATTGGGCAGACATTGTTTCAGCAAGCTAAAGACGGTAACACAAGCGCTGCAATCTTTTGGTTAAAGACAAGGGCTGGCTGGAAAGAAACGCAAGTAAACGAACACGCTGGTAGTGTTGCAATATACGCATGGGAAGAATAGTAATACCCTATAAGCCCCGTCAAGCGTTTATGCCTTTGCATAATAGCAATAGGCGCTGGAAGGTAATAGTTGCCCACCGTAGGGCAGGTAAGACAGTGGCTTGTGTCAACCAGCTCATTAAAGAAGCTGTGATGAGCAAGCGTAATGACTTTCGTGCAGCATACATAGCGCCTTTCTATAAGCAAGCTAAGTCTGTAGCATGGGACTACTTTAAATACTTCACTAGGGTAATTGATGGCATCGTCATTAATGAGTCAGAGCTACGCATTGATTTTAAGAACGGTGCAAGAATTCAGCTTTTTGGTGCTGATAATGCTGACAGCCTTCGGGGTCTTTATCTTGATAGTATCGTCTGTGATGAGTATGGTGATTGGCGTGCTAATGTCTTTCAGTACATCATCCGTCCTGCATTGGCTGATAGACAAGGTAAAGCGGTAATCATTGGAACGCCTAAAGGCCGTAACGCCTTTTGGGAAACATACGACAGGGCTACACACAGCGATGAGTGGCTGGCCCTTAAGATAACAGTGGACGATTCAGGCATATTGCCAGAGTCAGAGATATTGTCATTAAAGCAAGAACTATCTGAGGATGCTTGGCGTCAAGAGATGGAGTGTGACTTTGATGCTGCATTGCCTGGTGCAATATGGGGTCGTGAGTTATATCAAGCAGAGCAAGATGGACGAGTAACTGGCGTAGAGTATGATGAGTTTGCCCCTGTGTATACAGCATGGGATTTAGGTTACTCAGACGATACTGCGGTGTTTACTTATCAAGTAATACAAGGTGAGGTTCACTTCATTGACTACTACGCTGCTAGTGGCAAGTCTATTGACCACTACGCTACACACATACTAAGCAAGCCTTATAAATACAAGACGCACTTCCTACCACACGATGCTAGAGCTAAGACCTTAGCCTCTGGTGGTAAATCAGTCATTGAGATGTTGGCCGAACACTTGAGCATAACTAAGATGGCAATCACACCTAGCCTATCACTACATGATGGCATACAGGCGGTAAGACAAATGATGCCTAAAGCATGGTTTGATAAAGAGCGTTGTTATGATGGCCTAGAAGCTATCAAGCAGTATCAGCGTGAGTGGGATGATGACAAGAAAATGTTTAGGGATAAACCTAGACACGATTGGACATCTCATGCGGCAGATGCTATGCGTTATGCTGCTATCAACTGGCGTGAGGAACACAAGCCTGTGGTAGAAGACAAACCAATTAGAGGCATTATGGTCGGACAGACCGATGTCACATTAGACGAACTATGGGCCACACAGCCTAAACAACCTAAAAGGATTTAACCATGAACTCAGTAATTACTGGTGGCTACAAGCTAATATCAGCGACAGGCAATGTAAGCCCAATAGGCACAGACCTACTAGGCATATTCGTATCTGCTGCGTCAAGCACACCTACAATCACTATCTACGATTCAGCTACTACAACTACAACAGCTAAAGTGGTTGAAACATTTACACCAGCAGCTGCTACCTATTACACAATTCCAGCGTCAGTAGCAAGTGGCTTATACATTGTCATTGGTGGCACAGTAAGCGCAACTGTATTCTTCGGTTAAGGATAACTCATGGCTAAGGTTTCGCAAATAATGTCAGAGGTACAAACATACCTTGATATGTTTAGCCAGTACGACAAGGAGTTTGCTAAGTGGGAAGGTCGTGTAGAGAAGATTCTCAAACGCTACCGTGATGACCGTACAACAACTACGGCTCAATCTCACTACAACATCTTGTGGGCTAATGTACAGACTCTGAAGGCTGCAACCTTTAGCCGTATGCCTAAACCCGATGTATCACGCAGACACAAAGACAGTGACCCTGTTGCCCGTGTTGCGTCTATGTTGCTAGAGCGTGCCTTAGACTTTGAGATAAGCAATACAGAGGACTTCTACCACTCTCTTAACTCATGCGTCTATGACCGTTTCTTAGGTGGTCGTGGTACATCATGGATACGCTACGAGCCTATCATTGAAACAGATGACACCTTCGTGTCTGAAGACGAGCTAGACAGCGACTCCGTATCTGAATACCTAGACATTGAGCAAACACCAGTAGACTATGTGCATTGGCGTGACTTCGGTCATAACTCTGCCAGGACATGGGATGAGGTGTCTTGCGTATGGCGTAAGGTCTACATGACTCGCCAAATGCTTAAAGAGCGTTTCCCTGAAGACAAGTTTGATGACTTGTGGAAAAGAATACCGTTAGACGCTTCACCTGATGAGCCTCGCACTAAGATGACAGAGGGTGTCACTAAGCGTGGTCTAATCTACGAGGTATGGGATAAAGAAGAGAAGTGCGTCTATTGGATTAGTAAATCCATGGGCAAGATACTAGACAAGCGTGAAGACCCATTGCAGTTAGAGGAATTCTTCCCATGTCCAGAGCCTATATTCTCTACATTGACCAATGAGTCACTTGTACCAGTTCCTGACTTCACTCTATACCAAGACCAAGCTAACGAATTAGACACGCTATCAGACCGTATTAAGGGTCTAGTAGACGCTATGAAGGTTCGTGGCTTCTATGACGCTGCAAATGCTGACCTAGGCCGTCTATTTACAGAGGGTGACAACAATACACTTATCCCTGTTAAGAACTACGCTGCCTTTGCTGAAAAAGGTGGCTTAGGTGGTGCTGTAGAGTTCGTTGACCTAACGCCTATTGCTAACGCATTGAACATGGCTTATCAAGCTATGGGTCAAGTTAAACAGCAAATCTACGACATTACAGGTATCTCTGACATTGTTCGTGGTGCAAGTAACGCTAACGAAACAGCAACTGCCCAACAAATCAAGGGCCAGTACGCTACATTGCGTCTTAAGACTTACCAAGACGAAGTTGCTCGTTTTGCCTCACAAATACTTAAGATTAAAGCACAGATTATCTGCCAACACTTCCAACCTGAAACCATTATGAAGATTGGTGGTGCAGAGTTGCTAAGTCAAACAGACCAACAGTTAGTGCCACAAGCTATTGAGTTGCTAAAAGACAGCCCTATGCGTACATTCCGCATTGAGATTGCTACAGACTCTATGCTATACGCTGATGAAGCCCAAGAGAAACAAGACCGTGTAGAGTTCTTGCAAGCCACTAGCTCGTTTATCGAGAAAGCCATACAAGGCGCTCAAGCTGTGCCTGAGTTGACTCCATTGTTGATGGACTTGCTCAAGTTCGGGGTTCAAGGCTTCCGTGTTGGTCGTACTCTTGAGGGTGAGTTTGATACATTCGCTGATGCAGAGAAAGAAAAACAAATGCAAGCAGCTGCTAACCCACAACCACCAGCTCCAGACCCTGAAATGATTAAAGCACAGGCTGAACAACAAAAAATGCAGATGGAAGCTCAGTTAGAGCAAATGCGTATGCAGTTGGAAGGTCAAAAGCTAGAGTTTGAGAAATACAAAGCTGACCTTGACAACCAAACTAAGGTCGTTGTGGCTGAGATTAACGCTAAGACAGACCTACAGCTTAAGTCATTGGATATTAACGCTGGCAAAGAGCAAGAAGGTCTTACTGAAATCACTCCTGGTGGCATTGAGCAACCTACATCTGCGTTATCAGGCTTGGTTGAGGCTATTAACAACAACATGGCTACTATGGTGGCCGTACAAGCTCAACATAACACTGACCTATTGACGCAACAACAAATGGCTCATCAAAACTTAGTGCAACAATTAACTAAACCTAAGCAAGTGGTAAGAGGCGCAGACGGTAAAATAGTCGGGGTGGCATAATGGCATTAGTCCTAGCGGATAGAGTATTAGAAACGACTACTGTCGCTGGTACAGGGAACGCTGCATTATCAGGCGCTCAAGCAAACTATCAACCATTCTCCGTAATCGGCAATGGTTCTACTACCTACTACACGATTGTAGACAATACAAACAACGAGTGGGAAGTTGGTGTTGGTACTTATGTATCAGCAGGTAACTACATCTCCCGTGACACAGTGCTGTCATCATCTAACGGTGGTGCATTGGTCTACTTTGGTAGCGGTGACAAGGATATATTCCTAGACCTACCATCAGAGGCTGTGTTATTGAGTGCTGGTGATGTAACTGGCCCTGCTAGTGCTGTAGCCAACAACTTTGCTGCGTTCAACATGACCACAGGCAAGCTAATCAAGGATAGTGGCTATAACGCTTCTAGCTTTGCTACTGCTGCTCAAGGTACATTGGCTGACACCGCTATACAACCAGGTGACTTAGGCACTGCTGCCTATTTAGACGCTGGCTCTGCATTGGGTGTAGCTACACTAGACGCTGGTGGTAAAGTGCCAACAAGTCAAATCCCACAAATGGGTGACTTAAACTATCAAGGCACATGGAACGCATCTACTAACACGCCTACATTAACTAGCTCTGCTGGCACTAAAGGCTTTTACTATGTCGTGTCAGTTGCTGGTTCTACTAACCTAAACGGCATTACCGATTGGAAAGTAGGCGATTGGGCTGTGTTTAACGGCTCTGTATGGGAAAAGATAGACAACACTGACGCTGTAACCTCTGTAAACGGTTTAACAGGCACTGTGGTGCTAACTACTACAAACATAGCAGAAGGCACTAACGAATACTTTACGACAGCTAAGGCTAGGGCATCAGTAAGTGCTGGCACAGGCATAAGCTATGATAGCGGCACAGGTGTAATTACTAACTCTGCGCCTGACCAAACTGTAGCTTTAACAGACGGTACGGCTATTGATGTAACTGGGACATATCCTAACTTTACCATTAACAACACAGCGCCTGACCAAGTAGTTGCTTTAACGGCTGGCACAGGCATAAGCACAAGCGGCACATACCCTAACTTTACAATCAGCAACACATCACCTTCATTGGGTGGTGATGTAGTAGGCCCTGCAAGTGCTACGGATAACGCTGTGGCTCGATTTGATACGACCACTGGCAAGCTAATACAAAACTCAGGCGTTATTATTGATGACTCTAATAATGTAACTGGCGTAAACACTTTAACTGCAACAAATATAATCGTTAATGATGACACTACTTTGGGCGGTTCAAATGCCGATAGCCTAGCTGTTAATGCTCGTATTACTACTGATTTAGAGCCAGCAACTAACAATGCAAAAGACATAGGCACAAGTGGTAGAAATTGGCGTGATGGTTTTTTTGGTAGAAACTTAGACACGGTAAATTTAAGCGTAACAGGCACTACTAGCTTTGATGGCTCGCAAGGCACAAGTGGTCAAGTATTAACATCTGCTGGCACAGGCAATACTCCAACATGGACTACGCCTACAACAGGCACAGTAACATCTGTAACAGGCACAGCGCCTATTGCGTCTAGTGGTGGTGCTACACCTGCTATCAGCATTAGCCAGGCTACTACATCTACTGACGGTTACTTGTCTAGCACAGATTGGAATACATTTAACAATAAATCCAATACTATTGGCACTGTAACTAGTGTAGGTGGTACAGGCACAGTCAATGGAATTACGCTAACAGGCACAGTCACTAGCTCAGGCAACTTAACTTTAGGTGGCACATTAGGTGGCATTGGTAACAGTCAGCTAACTAACTCTGCTGTAACGGTAGGTACGACAGCAATCAGCTTAGGCAGTAGCTCTACTACACTAGCTGGCTTGACTTCAGTTACCTCAACTAATTTAACAGCAACGGCTGCGGTAACAGGTTCAGTAGTATCAGCAACAAATGGGTTAGTAATTAACAACATGACAATTGGTGCAAGCTATACCATCCCTTCAGGCTACTCAGCTAGTTCTGTGGGTGCAGTAACGATAGCAAGTGGTGTAACGGTAACCGTGCCTAGTGGCTCTAGATGGGTAGTTTTATAAAGGAAAAAATATGGCTTCAATAATTAATGCCTCTACAAGCGGAGTTGGTGGTGTAATTACCACAGCAGACAATAGTGGTATCTTAAACATACAGACGGCAGGGACAACTGCGATTACTGTAAATGCCTCACAGAATGTGGGTCTAGGTGTAACTCCTAGTGCTTGGGGTGGTTCTTGGAAAGCGGTTGATGTTTCTGGTGGGGGTGCTTTTGCTGGTGCGTTTAATAGTGCATATATGCTTGGTAACGCTTATTACAACGCATCTAATGGTGTTTACAAGGCAACAGGACCAGCAGGACATTATGGCATTGAAGCTGGTACTCATGTTTGGAAAACAGCTCCATCAGGCACAGCAGGTAATACCATAACCTTTACCCAAGCAATGACACTAGATGCTAGTGGGAATTTGTTGGTTGGTTTAACATCTGCAACTGGTATTTTTGCAAATTCAAAATTAGCTGTCGCTCAAACCACTACTGGATATTGGTCTGCAACTTTTGGCAATACAACAAGCGGTGCTGGTGATGGTGGCATTCAAATATATTCTGGAGATGGTTCAACAGGGCCTTGGTTAATAAATGCAGGAACAACCGCTGGAATTACAAAATTTAGAGTTCTTGGCAATGGCAATGCGTTAAACACAAACAACAGTTATGGTGCATTATCTGACGCAAAATTAAAAGAAAATATTGCCGATGCTTCTCCAAAACTTGAAGATTTATGCAAAGTTAAAATTCGCAATTACAATCTTAAATCTGACCCTGACTATAAACAAATTGGTGTTATTGCTCAAGAGTTAGAAACTGTTTTTCCTTCACTTGTTGAAGAAGGTTTGGATAGGGATGAAAACGGGGCATTGTTAGAAACTTCAACAAAATCAGTTAAATATTCTGTATTTGTGCCTATTCTTATTAAAGCCATCCAAGAACAACAAGCAATGATACAAGAATTAAAAGCAGAGATAGACTTGCTTAAAGGAGTTAAATAATATGTCAGGTGTAATAATAGCAGGGAACACTAAATAATGTCCTGCGCTGTGTATTGGATACATCATCCTGAACATACGGATATGTTTACGCAAGGTTACATAGGTATTAGCAATAACATTAAAAAGCGTTTTGAGTGCCACAAAAACAGACCTTCTAATATTCATTTAAAAAATGCCATTAAAAAATACGGATGGGATAATTTAATTAAACAAGTATTAATCATTGCTGACGAATCTTATTGTTTGGCAATGGAAATTAAATTAAGGGCAAAAAAGCAAATTGGATGGAATCTTGTAGAGGGTGGTGGTAAACCTCCATTAACAAAATGGAATCTTGGTAAAAATTTAAGTGAAGAAACAAAAGCAAAGATTAGTGCTAAAAAGATTGGAACTAAGCATACCCCTGAAACTCAAGCTAAAATTAATTTGAATTTAACTGAAGGTGGAAAGGCTACTAGATTTGTTAAAGGTACAGCACCTTGGAATAAAGGAGTTGCACTTGGTGTTGAAGCTACTAAACATCTACATGGCGATGTAACTTGCCCACATTGTAATAAAATTGGAATGCTATCAATAATGCACAGATGGCACATGGATAATTGTAAAGATAAAGATAAAGGGGAACTATTTTGAGTTCAGTAATTGTCGCAGGAAATGTTTCAGGTAGTGTCACACTAGACGCACCAGCAGTAGCAGGAAGTACGGTTATTACTCTGCCTACAGCTAGTGGGACTATGGCTACTTTAACCACACCTAGCTTTGCAACAACCATAGGTGTAGGTAATGCTACTCCATCAGCTTCAGGTGCAGGTATAACATTCCCTGCCACACAATCAGCCAGTACAGATGCTAATACGCTAGATGATTATGAAGAAGGAACTTGGACTGCTACATCTACTTGGGCAACACAAGGAACAGGGTATGGAAGTGTTACTGGTCAATATACAAAAGTAGGGAATGTTATAAATCTTAGGGCATATCCACAACCGGTAAAAGGAACGGCATCTGGAAATTTTTCTATAACAGGTATACCGTTTGTTGCTTCCGAAAATACAGCCGTTTCTTTTAGAATTGATGCAATTGGAGCAACAGGAAAGGTAGTACAAGGGGTTCTTGTAGCCGCATCGTCAATTATTCAATTCACTTTAATGAATCAATCTACAACATATGGAACAATTGTAACTGCGGCAGATATGAATGCAAATGTTTATATGAATATTCAATGTACTTATCAAATTTAACTACACCATATTAGTGTAGTCGGACACATAGGAGATTTAAATGGCATTATCAAAAGTAACATTAGTAGACCAAATTACGGTAACAGAGAATGGTACAGTCTTATACCGTGAGGCTACTCGCATATTGGAGGATGGTATTCAGCTATCACAAACATATCATCGCTCAAGCCTAGCACCTGCATCAGACTTAACTGGTATACCTGCTAATGTAGTAGCGATTGCTAATGTAGCGTGGACACCTGAAGTAATTACTGCTTATCAAGAATCATTAATTAGAGCTGAATAATGGAAAAGATAATCGCTAAACTTAACGCTTTCCTAAGCCAATTCTGCATCGTGTGCAAAGTACCTTGTGATAAGCAACTTCACTTCATCTGCGGCTTTATCATAGCTGCCGTATTGACACCATTCATTGGCTTTTACGCTGTGGTTATCGTGGCTATCATTGCGCTACTTAAAGAGATATACGATGCACTACATCCTGACAAGCACACTGCTGACTTTTGGGATTGGGTGGCAACTACATTAGGTGGCTTAGTAGGATTTGTTACCGTTAGCTTATTAGGATAATTTATGTTTGGATTTAACGCATTTGCATCTACAGCGTTTAATTCACTATTAAAAGCAGTTGTACCACCGTCACCATTTGTATGGGGTGCTAAAGGCGGTATAGGTAAAAAGAAGAAAGAACACATACGCAAGTCAGCTCGTTCTGAAATGCAAGACCATGTAAAAGAGTTGTTTGCAGAGCCAGTAGCAGCAGAGTTAAAAGAAGAAGTCGCTAAGTATGTTAAGCCCTCACAAGGCTTGTCTATTCATTCCATTGATTACGGCAAGTTAGCTCAAGATGCAGAGCTAGTGCAACGAATCATTGGCAGATTTAAAGAAATGCAACAAGAACAGGAGGATGAAGCATTACTACTAATGCTCATGTAACCATGGCAGCAATCAACGAGATAACAGGCGATTCTATACAGACTCGCATGAAGGGTAAAACCTTTGATGACAATTACGACAAGATAGATAGAACAGTAAGGTTAGAAGAAAAGCAAGACGAGCAAGAAGACGATTTAGTAACAATGAAAGCTGACTTCCTAGAACGATGGAATCTTAGTGGTGAAGAAGGCGAAAAGGTTTGGCAAGAAAAGCTAACCATGATGTATAGGCAAGGCACTGTATCGTTGCCTTATGTTCGTGAAGACTACAAGCCCTATCAGTCAATGATTGATGGTCGCATGATAGAGGGCAAGAAAGCCCATAGAGAGCATCTAAAGCGTAACAACTGCATAGAGGCAGGTGATATGCCTATAAAGAATCCAGAAAGACCCAAGGATAACTTGAAAGAGCATATAGCAAGAGAAGTTTACAATAAATTGCGTTATTAAGTTTAAGTAATCGACACATAAGCTATTCATGTCGATAAAAAACAGTTTCATCAACACAAGGAAAGCAAAATGGAAAACCAGACTACTCTGGAAGAGCCAATTAGCCTTCGAGATACAATCGAAAATGCTATTGAATCAACAGAATCAGCAGTAACAGAAAATACGACCTCACAGGACGCTGTAGAAAGCGATAAAACTTCTCGCCCTAGGGATGAGTCAGGTAAATTCGCTAAAACCTCTCAAAACGCTTCAAAAGAGCTTACAGAGGCATCTGATGACAATGTTGTAG